TGGCAGCCAGTACAGACCTATAGAGCCAGCGACCTTGTGAAATATGGAGCCAGTGTTTTTCGCTGTGTAGAAACACATACCTCGGTTGCAACTGCAACAGAAACTGATCCTGAAACAGGAGAAGAAATCACGGTAATAGGATTCGACAATTCAAAATTTGAAATTGAATTTCCAGGATTTCAATTTGAATCAAACTGGGATTCAACTCAGCAGTATCAGCAGGGCGACATTGTGCGTTATGGTGGTGTGCTTTGGTATGCACTGCGTCCAAACATAGATTCGGATCCTTTCAGACTGCAGGATGATTCCACTCTTGACTGGATTGAATTCTCAGCCAGTTATAATTTCAGAGGCGAATGGAATCTAGGCACAGAATATCGCAAAGGTGATATTGTGCAACGTGGCGGACAGGTTTTTGTTGCTTTACGTGATGTCGACAGAAATGACGGTGCAGGTTCTGTAGCAGACTATCTTGATCCAGACTGGTGGGAACTGTTAATACCAGGATCTGTATTTGCAGATGAATGGGACGCTGACATTTTATATAGTGTAGGCGACGTTGTGTATTTCTTAGGCACTGCATATCGTGCTAATTTTGAACACATATCAGACAATACTAACTTTCCAGGAGATAATGGCAACATCTACGACTATTGGGATGTGCTTATACAATCAGGACAACCAGGTGGTTTACAGGAAAGAGGCGATTTACTTAGCTATGGGTTAAACAGAACAATAGTAGGTGACGGAAGCTCAGAAGGCCCAATTGATGTACCGATTGGTGAAAACGAGCAGTTTCTTTCTACTTCTGAAGAGCTAGAGGTGTTTTGGCGTCATAGAGACAAACAGATGGATCAGATCTTTGTGGCAGAAACAGGAATAGACGATGCAGAATTTGATAGAGACAGAGGACTAATACCAAATCGACCGTTCCGCACAATCAGATATGCGGCAGAATATGTTGAAGATAATTTTGCAGCAGAAGATTTGGTTAAGATATTCGTTGCTACAGGCAACTTTGAAGAAATTGCTCCCATAACAGTGCCCGCTGGTACAGTTGTTATGGGAGACGAATTGCGTTCTACTACTGTTAATCCTAATAAACCTCTAGAAGCATATCAAAATGATTTTGAATATGTGCAAGATTATCTGTCTTATATTACTTCTTTCCTGTTACCAGTATTAAGCAATGAAGAAATTACGCCGTCGCTGGGCAATGACGAGACACAAAAATTAGAAACTCCTACTACTGACTTAAACGGTGTAAACCTAATACTTTTCCTTATTAACCAATATCTAGAATATATCGATTATGAACTAAACGCCGCAGGCGCACCAATATCAATCGTAGGATCTAATGTTTTATCAGACGATGAAATTAGAATTTCAGCAGCCAACGCGCTTTTTGCTAATCGTAGATTTATAGAGACAGAGCTTTGGGCCTATATACAAAATAAGTATCAAAGTGTAAATTTTGATCGTCTAAGAGTTACGAACGATGTATTCGCCCTTATACGAGGTATGACAAGGGATCTAAGATATGCAGGTAACTATGCAACATTGAAAGCCGCACAAAGATATGTAAATGCTGTTGAAGGATCCACTACAAAAGATTTATTTTTAGTTAGAGATACCACTGGTATTAGGCAAATGACCACAAGAGGTGTAGAAGGAACTTTAGATGAGCCCACAGCCGAAAAAAGATACCGCACAGTTACTGGTGGAACTCATGTTGCCCTTGATCCTGGCTGGGGACCAGAGGATGAAAGAACCTGGATAAAAAATAGATCTCCTTATATTCAGGGCGTAACTACTATAGGAAATGGCTGTGTTGGAAAACGTGTAGACGGAACTTTACATAATGGCGGTAATCGCTCAATGGTATCTAACGACTTTACGCAAGTACTATCAGATGGCATTGGTATTTGGCTGTCAGACGGAGCCAGAGCAGAACTAGTATCGGTATTTTCGTACTATTGTGCAGTTGGCTACCTTGCAGAAACTGGCGGAATTATTAGAGCAACGAATGGAAACAATTCCTACGGGAGATTCGGATCTGTTGCAAACGGGAATGATCCGACAGAAACTCCACAAAACATAACTGTGTTCAATAGAAATAATGAAGCCCAAATTAAAGACGCATTTTCAGGCGGCTCGTTAGATGAAATATTAGTATTTCAATATACAAATGCCGGAGAACAATACAGTTTAGCAGATGCTATTATAGAAGGCGCAGGTGACTTTGCAGATGTTGAATATTCTGAATTCAGAGACGGCGCGTTGTTTGAAGCAAGGATAATTAATACAACCGGGTCAGGACAGCCTGGAGGGTCTAGCTATCTTGTCCGCCAAGGTTTTACACAGTCTATAGATGACGCTTCGTCTACTATAAAATTATCTAGTTCGGATAGCACAATCGATGATACATTATATGAAGGTGCAAGAATCATTATAATCGCAGGTCCAGGCAGCGGACAGTACGGATATATTAATTCTTACGATGCTCCTACAAAAGAAGCAGTCATACGAAGAGAAAGCGACGATGAATTAGGCTGGGATCATATTATTGCAGGAACACCTTTGCTAGATAGTTTTGACACCACTTCTCAATATAGAATAGAACCCAGAGTAGAAGCAAATCATCCAGGGTTTTTCTTCGACAACGGTAGTTTTCCTGAGACAACAGAGTTACGTGCCTTCCGATTCGGAACTACTACAGCAGTTTTTGAGGATGTATCTATAGGCGAAGGCAGTGAACTTCTTGAAGGCATTCCTCTTGTACCAGCACAATTTACTGTCACTAGATTAGGACTTAGTTACGATTTAACTATTACAGAAACCGGCGCTGGCTATGCAGTAGGAGATCAATTTACAATATTTGGTACAGACCTAGACGGAACATCTCCTGCCAATGACATTTTAGTTACTGTCACAGAAGTAACTGATGATTCTACAAATTCAATAGTAGATTTTAATACAGATGGCACAGGAAGAAGCGGAAGATTTGTTGCTATATCTAATGACACTGCATATTATAGTGACGATGGCGAAACGTGGACCAATACTTCATTACCTTTTATCGGAAATAATTTTAGCGATCTGATAGCAGGTGATAATCAATTTATAGCAGTTGCTGAAGGAGAAAACAGAGTTGCAAGAAGCTTAGATGGCGAAAACTGGCAGATAGAATCGCTGGCAAGTCAAGAAAATTGGGTATCGGGTACATACGGCACCGGTAAATTTGTGCTTATATCCAACAATTCTAATTTTGTACAATACTCGGAGGACGGAACAAACTGGCAAGAAACCGAAATTCCGGAAGACACAGTCAGCGATTCTACAGGTGACTCTACAGTAAGTTCGTACACAGATGTAGTATACGGTAAAGGACAGTTTGTTGCTATTTCTACTTCGGACAGATCTACTGCTACTTCTCCAGACGGTGTTACGTGGACAAGGAATAATGAAGCAATTATAGATCGTGGCAGTGAATATTTTTATGATTTTGTAGGTTGCGAATATGGTGATAATAGATATGTTGCAATAAGTTCAGATGGCATTGTTGTGTATTCCTTTGACGGTTTAGTTTGGTACGAAGGAACGCCTTTAGAGCTTCAAGGAACTCAGCAGGTTATCAACATAAGATACGCACAAGGTATATTCCTTGTAATATATGGTGAAATAGCAGACGATTTTAAAAATATAGCAACAACCGAAAATGGTTTACAATGGCGCTATGAATCTACATCTGCAGACAACTGGGCAGTTGCAGAGTATGGATATGTAAACAACACTGCTAAATGGAAATTATTAGCAAACAACAGTCTTATTCAAACAACTGTTAGGACAGGCAAAAAGGCTTTTCTTAGAGGAGATGTTCAACAAGGGCAATTTAGAAATATACTAATTTGGGATCCAGGTTCTGGATACACTGAAGAAAATACCGTTAGCCTTACGATTACAGATTCTACATTCACTGTTGCTGTGGAAACGGATTCTAGACTAGGAGATGGAGTTCTACCTCAGCCTGATTTTTTAAATAGAGGCAGTGGTTATAGAACAGACACTTCGGATATTACAGTAATAGGTAATGGTTTTGCAGATATAATTCCAGAAGACAATGTCCTAGTAGTTGCTGGTGTAGAAAATGTGCCTGGTATTGGCGCGCAAATACGTATAGACGGAATATTAGAGGAAGGAGAACCTGGCTCCGAAACAAGTGAAAGACAGCTCTTTTCTGTATCACAAGTTACTAATTTAGGCAACGACGGATCAGGAAACGGAACTAATCTTGTACAATTTCAAATAAATCCCAGTCTAGAAAACGAATACAATCTTGGACATAACACATCGGCGACCTTAAGGGTAAGGTATTCGCAGGTACGTATAACTAACCACGATTTCCTTGACATTGGTACAGGTAATTTTGAACAAACTGGCTATCCCGGAATATATGCCGGTGGTAACTTCTTTACAGCCTCGCCCGAAAACGAAGTGTTAGCTGAAAATGGAGGCAGAGTTTTTTACGTATCTACAGATCAAGACGGGAATTTTCGCGGCGGCGATCTATTTGCTGTCGATCAGGCAACTGGCGTAATTACTATATCAGCAGAATTCTTTGATCTAGGAGGGCTGTCAGAACTTGCCTTAGGCGGAATAAGACTAGGTGGTTCAGGCACAGTTGTAAGAGAATTTTCAACCGACGAAACTTTTGCTGCAGATTCCGATAACGTTATTCCTACGCAACAGGCAATCGCCGAGTTCTTAGCTGCTAGATTGAGTGTGGGCGGTCAGGATATCGAAACAAACAATTTACAAGCAGGTAGAATTGTTGCCGGCGGCAGCGAAAATATAATAGACAACATAGCAGGCGAATATTTAAGAGTACCAGCTGATGTAGACTTTACGGGTCAAGACGAATTTGGAAATACTTCTTCAGTAAGTGGAACGTATATAAGTCAGCAAATGTTTTTGGCCTTTTATGACAATACAATGCAATCCAATAACATGCAGTGATAAATATAATATACGGAGTATATAGATGGCTGAATTTAAATTAGGTAGAATAAGATTTGTATGGAAAGGTGAATGGGTCACAGGCACCGAATACTACAAAGATGATGTAATAAGTAGAGGCGGTAAAGCATATATCTGTGTTATTGGACATGACAGTTCTCCAGATTTTTTTACAGACCTCGATGTAACTCCTTCAAAATGGAACCTAATAGCAGACGGACAACGCTGGCAGGGCGACTGGGAAGCTAATAGACAGTATATAAATGACGACATTATAAGATATGGCGGTAGACTATATATTTGTGTTTCTTCACATGAATCCGCAGAAGACTCTACACAAGGATTAGAAGCCGACATTGGAAATTGGCAACTATTCGCAGAAGGTCTTGATTGGAAGGGAGACTGGACCACAGCTGAATATTACAAAGTAAACGATTTTGTTAAGTATGGGGGAACTACTTATGTTTGCAGACAAGAACACGTTTCTGCAGACACAGAGTTATTAGGACTAGAGCAGGACCAGTCTAGTTGGGAAATTTTCAATCAGGGGTTTGAATATCTTACAGACTGGGCTAGCGGAGTTAGATACAAAAAGAACGACGTAGTAAAATACGGAGCAGGACTATGGATTTCTACTACCGGATTTACTTCAGGATTAGAATTTGAAAACAATCTTGAAAATTGGGAGAAATTTGTAGAAGGGTTTCAGTTTGAATCAGAATGGAATGCATACAAAGAATATCAAGCCGGCGATATAGTCACATACGGCGGCAATCAATACATTGCAGTATCTGACAACCGAGAGTCATTTCCTAGTCAGTCGCCGGCAGACTGGAGTCTATTTTCAGAAGGTTTGAAATTTGTAGGAGACTGGAATGACGATTCGTCCCAAATAGAGTACAGAGAGGGCGAAGTAGTTCGTCTGGGCGGCTTTACCTATCGTTGCATAAAGGATCATGCAAATCAGCAGCCACCTAATGATGAATTTTGGCAGAGACTAAATTCTGGTTTTGAATGGAGAGGAGAATGGATCGACGGTAGTGAATACTATACTGGCGATACTGTTAGATTCGGTGACAACTCCTATGTTGCACTCTCCTATCACATTGCAGATAACGGAGTAAATTCACCAGACATAGCAGATTCTTCAGAATTCTGGAGTGTGATTGCTGTTGGCACAGAGGAAAGTGTGCTCACAGCACAGGGCGATTTGGTTTATTACAGCGGCAATTCTCCGGTTAGATTGCCTATCGGTCGAGACGGACAAATATTGCAGGTTAGTGCAGACGGCATACCCGAATGGGCATTTCTTGATTTTATAAATGATGTATACTATGTTGCCGAAGACGGCGAAGATAGTCCAGCTCCTATATATGGTAAATCAATTGACAGGCCCTGGCGCTCAATACGGTTTGCAGCAAAACAAGTTGAACAAGGCGCACGTAATCCAGATGCACGTGAACTATTGGAAAAAAATAGACGTTTTATACAAAGAGAAATAATTTCTTTTGTAGATTACCAGATTGATAATTCAATTTCTCCTTTTACAATAGATTTTAATTACGACAGTGCAAAATGCGAAAGAGATATGGGGCTTATTGTAGACGCTATTACGTGGGATGTCTCTCACGGCGGCAACGTTAGGTCAAGAGAAGCAGCGCTTTCGTACGTAAATCAATCTGGCAATTTTTATACATTAGGGCAAGAAGAAGAAACTGTTGCTGCTATAAATTATGGATTAACTGTAATAGAATCAGTGCTCAATCAAACTGATCCTGAAGAAAATTATCAAACGTTAGCAGGAGATAACAGCACTAGCGTAGTTAGCCAATACAAGGATTTTGCACTAGGAGCAGAAGAAAGAGTTTATGAAAACACAGTAGAACTTGTTCAGATAGTAACCGATGCTATTACAGCAGGAACAGACACAGACATCCCACCAAGAAGAATTCGAAATACTCTAATTAAAGTAGCAACTGGCAAGTATTACGAAGTGCTACCTATCATAGTACCTGCAGAATGCTGTATACTAGGTGATGAATTACGCTCTACCAGAGTAGAAGCAAGAACAGATGCAAACTCTGAATTAGTGTCAGATCAAGATTTTCTATATCACAGTGTAGCACTAGAGAGAGTAGAACAGATCATAGGCGATATAGTAGACGGCGTCTTAGTAACTCCAAGTCTAGAAAACTCTATAATACAGTACAATGATTGGCCTGTAGCAGAAACAGAGTGGGTAGCACCGCAAGCAGAAAGGCTAGCTAGACTTACTCGTAGAGAAGCAGACTACAGATTAGGCAGAAAGCAGGAAGCAGTTTACAAGCCTTATTATGAAATGTCTGATTCTGTTGATGGCAGAGGTAGAGATCTTGTTCTAAGAAACAGAGAGTTTTTAGAAGCAGAGGCTATTGCTTTTGTGAACGAAAATGCACCAGGCGAAAGATCCTACTATTCTAGAACACAGTTGAAACAGGATGTAAGCTATGCGCTTGACGCAGTTGCATACGATGTTACCTACGACGGTAACTGGCAGAGCGTTCAAGTAGGCGAAGCTTATCAGCAAGACGGTGTTTTGACTATTGGCTCAGAAGACAAGAGTCTTGTTTTGTCAATGATAGATAGATTAGACGAAATTACAAAGAGTGTTGCAACGGGTGTTGAAGTAATACCGTTACAAACAGAAATATCGCAGATATTTACTCCGGCTGCTGGAGATATTGACACTGCAAACAAAATAGATAGCCTATTTTTGGATATTAAAGATATTATAGATAACGGTGCAGGAACAGTTGCAATAACCTATCCAACAGTGTCTGATACAGATGCTTCTACTATTATTAACGCCCTTGAATCAGCTAAATCTCAAATAGAAGACGACGCAATTACATTTATTAATACAAACTTTCCTAACCTCGAGTACGACACTGCAAAGTGTGAAAGAGATATAGGTTTAATTATAGATGCAGCTCGATATGATCTTGCACTAGGATCAAACTTTGCATCTATTGTTGCTGCTTATGCATATAGACGTTCGTCTGGTGAAAAAGTTCTAGAACAACAAAAAACAGCATCTATTGCTAATCTAGAGTTTACACGACAAAGAACCAGGCAAGAAGTTCCCGCTGGTTCACAGTATGACTTTGGTAGAACAGGTGTAGACAATACCTTTGAATTTGTATCAGATCTAATACTGATAGGTACAGCAGAAGGAAATATTAATCAGGTAGAAGATATCGAAGTCTACAATGGACAGCACCAAATAAAAATAAACGAAACATTTATTGATCAAGAAGTACAAGCATATGTAAATGACTATTTCAGTGCACCTGTTACTGCTATTAATACTAGTACAAATACTTTTACTATTGATTCTACTAATTGGCTCGCTATAGACCAGCCAATACAATTTACTGATGATTCTACTCCTTCAGATGTTGGCTCTGCTGGTTTAGCAGAAGAAACTATATATTATGTGTACGACATAGTTTCCGCAACCGAATTCAAAATTTCTGAACAACCTCAAGGATTTGAACTTAACTTGAATGAGTCGTGGGATGGTGTCTTTACAGTAGAAAAAGCCTATAACTATACTACAGAGCCGGACGAAAAAGATATTAAAGAAATTATATATGCTTTGTTATGGGATCTTACTTGGCCACAAGAGTGGAATCGTTCATATACAGGAGTAGCCGGAATATCTGATTTTGAAATATATGTGCCTGCAATATACAGAACAAAACAGACTGCACGTTGGTATGCAAATACCATAATCGGCTCTAAAGAAGAAGACATGTATTATCTTAGAAACGGCACAGGTCTTAGGTTACAAACAGTCGGCGGCTTACAAGGTGACCTATCTGCAGAAAATGCGTTCGGCACACGCAGACCAACAGCAGGTGCCTATGCATCACTAGATCCAGGCTGGGGACCAGCCGACGAAAGAGTATGGATTACAGCACGCTCGCCATATGTACAAAACCTTACAACATTCGGTTTTGCCTGTATAGGTCAAAAGATTGACGGCGAACTGCATGATGGCGGCAATGACTCCATTGTTTCTAACGACTTTACACAGGTTATATCAGACGGTATTGGCGCATGGATTACAAACAACGGCAGAGCTGAACTTGTTTCTGTATTCTCATATTACGCACACATTGGCTATCTAGCTGAAAGAGGTGGCAGAATACGTGGAACAAACGGTAATAACTCTTATGGTACGTTTGGTTCAGTAGCAGAAGGTGTGGATCCGGAAGAAGTTCCAGTGACTGCTGTGGTAGACAATAGAACACAGTTTAATGCAACTGTAGCAAATGTTAATCTTTCAGACGAACTACTGGCCTTTGAATTCGGACACGCTGGTAATGATTATACAGAAGCAGAATTTGCAGTGTTTGGACCAGGTGGTAACGAAGAAATAGTAGCGGATGAGTTTAGAGATAATGCAGTATATAATGTAAAGATTTCTGCTGCAACCAATCCGGATGAAGAACCTGGCGGCGATGGATTTCTTCTAGTTTCGAATACAGCGCAGCAAGGCAGTCTTACGGGAATATTTCTTGCAGCTACAGACGGTAACATATCAAGTGCATATCCTGGTATGAAAATTTATCTCGTAGGCGGCGCAGGTAGAGGACAATATGCAATTATAGATACATATAATTCTGGATCTAAGGAAGCAACAGTAGTAAAAGAAGACGGAACCGCAGGATGGGAGCATGTGGTTCCTGGAAAAGAAATTGTTGCACCTAATTCTACTACTATCTATCAAATAGAGCCTAGAATTGAATTTTCTGCACCGCCTGTTAGTAACAGCGCAGTCACGGTTCAATCTGCAGATTACCGTGCATTAGAATACGTAGAAACTGCAGAAATTTATACTGCTGTATCGGCAACAGGTGGCACCGGTACGGCCGCTGCTTTTGATGTTACTAGAGTAGGTTCTAAATATTATGTCGCACTAAATTTAGCAGGTACAGGCTACACTCGTTTAGACGAATTAGTATTAGCTGGTACTAGCTTAGGAGGAACATCTACTCAAAACGATATAACTATAACTGTGCTTAGTGTTGATGCACAAGGATCTGTGCTCGAGTTTGATTTTGTAGGGCACGGAGAGAAAGGCTTCTTCTTCGGGCTGCCTACAACAGGACAAACTGCATATACTTCTGCAGACGGTTCTACATGGACTACTACTACTTTAGCAACTTCAGAAACATGGTCAGATGTATCTAGCGGTCTATTAGATGACGGATCTTCATTATTCAAACCAGATGTAGTGCTTGCGGTTAGCGAAGACGGAACTGCTAATTATTCTACAGATGCTGCACAAAGTTGGAGTTCTAGTTTAACTGGACTACCAACTTCGGGCACAAAACAAGTTACATTTGGTAATGTTGGCGTGGACAATAATAGATTCGTAGTAATTTCTAACAATTCCCAAGATACTGCATTCACAGTTGACGGTGGTGTAAATTGGACAGTTACAACCTCCGCATTAGGCAATACAGGCTATGATATTCTTGCATACGGCAAAGGACTTTTTGTAGCACTGGCTTCAGGCACCAACAGAACTGAGTACTCAGAGGACGGCGTAACATGGCTTGCTGGATCAAATTTGCCAAGCAAAAACTGGCAGGATCTTCAGTGGGGCAATGGTAGATTTGTTGCTCTTGCTGTTGACGGCGAAGTTAGCTATTCGTTGGATGGTGTTAATTGGAGTGATGCTATTGCAACAACAGCATCCTCCGGTAGAAGAATTGCATACGGTCACGGAGTGTTTGCTGCTACAACAGCAACTACAGTGATTCAGTATTCTGAGGACGGTATAAATTGGACAGCAGAAACTGGCTTGGCTACAGATTACGAAACAATCGAGTTTGGAAATCCGAATAAGACAGGGAGATTTATTGCGGTATCAGACGGTACAACAACTGCTGGTATAGACTTTAGAGCAGGCGCTAGAACACGAGGTAGAGCAGGAGTAAGCGGCGAACAGGTGTTTGAGATTCGTTTAGCAGAACCAGGCTCTGGATATGCTTCTGCACCAACAGTAACAGTCACTGATCCTAACAACACAGTTGATGTCAATCTAAACGTAAGAATAGGCACAGGCTCTCTTGCTAACCCTACATTTATTTCAAGAGGCGGAGGCTTCTCAGAAGCAAGTGCAGAAATTGTAGCAGAAGAAAGTAACGGTGTAGCAGACTTCTTACAAGATGGTGATACTGTTGCTGTGAAACGTTTAACAGAAAGACCAGTAAACGGATCTAATGTTGAATTTGCAAGTTTACCTGGAAGATTCTTTAAGCTAGTTAACACGCTTTCGTTCTTAGGTGATACAGATGGTTCTTACACTGCATTTCTTCAGATATCTCCAGATATAGAAATAGGAGAAGCACCGCAGGACGGAGAAGCCGTTGATCTAAGAATTCGTTATTCTCAGGTACGTCTTACAGGACATGATTTTCTTGACATCGGAACAGGAAATTTTGAAGAAACAAACTACCCTAATGAGCCCGAATATCAACCAGATCAGACTGCTGAAACTAGAGATAGAGACGGTGGTAGAGTGTTCTTTACATCCACAGACCAAGACGGCAACTTTAGAGTAGGCGATTTGTTTTCGATTGAACAGGCTACTGGTGTGGCTGCAATAAATGCAGATGCATTTAACCTTGCTGGTTTGCAAGAATTATCTCTAGGCGAGGTGACGTTGGGTGGGAATTCTGCTTCAATTACAGAGTTCTCAACAGATCCGTTCTTTACTGCTAATTCTGATAACGTTGTTCCTACACAGCGAGCAGTTAAAGCATTCATTGAAGCACAGATCGGCGGTGGCGGCGCCAGTCTAAATGTAAACAGTGTTACAGCTGGTGATATATTTGTAGGCGGAGATCAAATAACCACTGTCAGTGGAGAACCGATAAATATACGGGCGAATGTAGTATTTGAAGGCGCAGTCCTAGGAATACCGCTAGCATACCATTACTTTTTAAGATAAACGGAGAACAAAATGGCCACAGGCGTATTAGGAAGAGAAGATTTAAGCAGCACAACAGACACCGCAGTGTACGTAGTGCCAGTCGACACATTTGCAGTAGTTACAGTGAATATTGCAAATAGAAATACAACAGATATTGCTGTAAGAATAGCAATTTCAGATACCTCCACACCGGATAATGCAGATTACATAGAATACGATACTACTCTAGTTGGCAACGGTGTACTTGAAAGAGGCGGTATAGTAGTAGACGCAGGAAAAAATGTGGTTGTAAGATCAGACACTACTGCTGTTAGTGCTGTAGTATACGGAATAGAAACACCTACATCATAATAGGAATTTAAAATGCGAAGAATAAGCACAGGACAAGTTGGTGATACCTTACTAGGCAAACTGGTTGTAGAAGATCAAACATTAAAACCCTTAGAATCTTCAGACATCTTGTTGCTACAAGGAAGTAGAGTAGATGTAGATGTTGATCTAGCAATTATAGGTGATAATTCTCTAAGAATATATGAAGGTGCAAACTCATCTAATTATGTATCTATAAACTCTCCTTCTCTAAGCGGAAATGTTAATTTCACTTTGCCTTCTGCTGATGGTTCTACCGGAACGGTTTTATCAACAGACGGCTCTGGGAATTTAAGTTTCCAAGATGTTGCAGTATCAATAACTAATCAAACAGCTGACACAGCATCATACTTTCCGTTAATGACTACTAGCACTAGCGGACTTGTAAATGATATTTCAGTATCAAATTCAAAACTAAGTTTTCAGCCGTCTTCTGGAACTTTGACAGTGAGTGCTTTGTCGTCTAGCAACGTAAATATAGATGGTGGGAACATAGATGGTACAGTAATTGGTGCAAATAATGCAGCAACAGGAACTTTTACTTCTATAACAGAAACATCAAGTATAATTTACAAACAACAAATAGAACCAATTGATCATGCGTTAGATTTAATAAACCAACTCCAAGGTGTTACTTATTATAGAAAAGATAATTTGTCTACAAAGGAAGCAGGATTAATTGCAGAAGAAGTTAGCGATATAGTACCAGAACTTGTAAAATATAAACATGGAAAACCAGATGGCATAAATTATACTAAAATTACTGCTTATTTGATAGAGAGTATTAAGACACTTACCCAAGAACTTAATAAATTGCAAAATAAAAATTATGGCTGACTTACAAAGTTTAAATATCGACGGAGATATACTACAACTGCCAACAGGTACTACTGGGCAAAGACCATCTTCGCCTCAGATCGGAATGGCACGGTTGAATACAGACACATCACCTCCTGTGCTAGAAATATACGACGGTTCTGGATGGAAAACATTTAACGGAAAATACTCTGCGGGACTAGGTTCTTTATCGCAGTCGCCGGCAGAACATCCAGAAGAAATTTTAGACTTTAATCCTGAAGCACCGAATGGTTTATATTGGATCAATATAAACGGAACTGCAAGACAGATTTGGTGCGACATGGAAGCAGGAGGTTGGATGCTTGCTGCTAGATTCAATGGATCATCATCAACTTGGCAACACGATTCGTCAAACTGGACAAATACTAACGTGTTCAATTCAACAGACGATCCTGATTCGAATACTGATATCAAAACTCATGCTTGGTTTTTTCACAGAGGCGGAAACATGAAAACACGTTGGTGTTTGGGGTTTAAAGAAAACTATCTAGAAGAATGGTGGTACAACGATAATGGTATAAGAGGATTTTTTGCAGATGCTGCTGCAATACAGACTAACGTAAATTTTGGAGTTGCACGAGGAACACGCCATTCGAGACAGGATTTTATCGAATGGTGGAATAAGTCACGTGATATTTCCGGCACGCCCGAAGATAGTTACACAGGACGAGCATATGTAAATGGTACAGGCGGCACTAACTGGAACAACTGCAATATGCGAGGAATTAATTTTAGAGCAAACGGTGGCGGTGACAGAATGCGATACGGAATTACTTTAAATAACGAAGGAGATTGTTCATCTAACGATTATGAATGGGGGATGGGTTTTTCGAGTAACCGTGTAGGAAGTGTGGGAAGTGCAAGACGTTCAAACTATGACGGTGGAGGATATAGAGTTAACGATCATCCAATAAGTTGGTGTTTTGTAAAATGAACTTTAAAACTAGACAAGAGTTTGACAGTGAAGAAAATTATGTCCGTTATCTCCACTGTCAGGAAAACGAATATATAAAAAACATAGAAGAACATATAGACAAAGGTGTAATTCACCCTATGTTTTCGTATTGGTTTGAAAAAAGCAAAGACCAAAGTGAAAAACCAACTAACAGTACAAAATTCAAAACTAGATATGCAATTTGCAAACAATGCGAAATGTTTAACAATTTCACAAAGACATGTAAAAAATGTTATTGTTTTATGCCAATGAAGGCACAATTTGAAATTTTTTCATGTCCAATAGGAAAATGGTAAATGGCTGATTTAAATAATGTAATAATAAGTGGAACTAATGCAGATAATATGCCGAGAGGCAGTGTTGCTCAGCGCCCGTCGACTCCTGAAGTAGGCATGATTAGGTTTAACACCGATTTTAATGAAGTAGAATACTACAACGGTAGCAATTGGATAAATCCAAACACTGGAGCAAAAGCAGGTATAGGAGAAACTGCGGCAACTGCTGCTAGAGATGCTCGTGCTATTAAGAATGCACGCCCCGATGCCGGAGACGGTGTGTACTGGATAGATCTTCCTGTTGTAGGGCCAAGGCAAATTTATTGTTTGATGGACAAACGCTACGACGGCGGTGCTTGGATGATGGTAATGAAAGCCACAAGAGGGAATACTTTCGAGTATGCTTCTAGTTATTGGACTACTAGAAATACTCTTAATGAAAATGATCTTGATCGCGGCGATAGTGACGCAAAGTTCGAAACATTTAATAGATTCGAAGGTAGAGATTTAATGGCTACATGGCCTGACTTACCTGGCGGCGGCGGTTCTATACCAGCAGGTGATGAGCATGTGTGGTTGCAAAATGGATTCTATGGCGATAGGATTAATTTAGTTGATTTTTTTAATTCTGTTTCAATTTGGTTTATAGGCGATGCAAGACTTTATCCAGGCTGGAGCGGAAGCAATTTTAATTTCAGTTCTCAGGTAGACATTAGATTTTATGGGTTTAACTGGAACGGCGCATATGACACAAGATGGGGATTTGGTTGGAACGAAAACGGCGGCGGGTTGTTCCCATTCGGCAACCAAGGTTCTGATGATGTCGGAGGCGGAATCGGTTTCGGAGGTAGAAGAGGCACAAGATATTCCGCAGGAGACGTTATATCATGCTGTGAAAATGTCGCAGGATTCAATAGATCAGCAAGGGTAGAAATGTGGATAAGATAGACGAAAATAAACCTATAAAAGAACTTAGAAATCAAATATATTCTAATATGCCCTCTCCCGACGTGTCTGAAAAAAATAGATACATGCAGCGTTTAAAGGAACTGGAAACCTATTCTGATATTACAGAACAGGTTAAACAAATGGTAAATTTATTTGAAAACGAAGATATAAAAGTAGTCCAATCAAAATTCAAAGAAATTTCAAACGCACCATTTCAGCAACACGTCCATGCATACAACTATATTTGTAATCAATTAATAAATTATTTACAGGATAACAAAAATGGCTGATTTACAAGATACATCGATTACAGATACAGGATTTGTAAAATTTAGTACAGGAGATACTGGACAAAGAAGTAACCCTGCTCCAGGTTCTATACGTTTTAATGTAGACACAGGATTATTTGAATATTACGACGGGAACAACTGGGTTAGAGCAGACTCTAAGGAAGACGAACGACTAGTTGGTAATTCATCAGGTAATCCTGCTGAATCAGGTTGGGATTTGGTTCGTGAAAGACCTAATATTTCCAACGGCTATTATTGGATACAAAATGGCGATATGCCAGATCCATTAGAAATGTATGTTGACACTGTATATGATGGCGGTGGCTATGATTTTTATCCGCTCAGTGGAAACTCAGACTCAGATTTTAGAAGCCTATCAGGTACGGAAAATTCTATAGGCCTAGAAATGGTAATGCCTCGTAGTCCAAATCATTGGCGTGCTATGAGTGATTTTACAAACAATGTTCTAGGAACCACTATTGAAACATATTTTAACGGTCACGTTGGCAAAATCTTTAGAAAAACAGATTCACAAGGTAGCGGTGATTACACAGGTCAAATAATGCGTAGTTCTCTCTACTCAGGCGGCGGAGCACAAGACTGGGAAACCGGAGATGGTGGTAGATGGTGGCTACGCAATAGCACTTATAGTGAGCCAAATGGAGATTATGATTTTGGAAGTCCACTTGCATCTAGAAATATTTCAAATCCCTATAATGGCCAGAATATTACCTTCAATGACGGAAGCAGGTATACTGCAAGTGCTCCCTGGTTATATTCTACTAATCGAAAACCTTGATGTCCGAATAAAAGACTATATTAACAACCAATCTTCTTTCGCTCGCAATCGGACTAGACGAAGCATGCCATAACTTGCTTGGAAACACAATCGCACTATTCTCTATAGGCGAAAATTTTGTTATTTTCGAATCATTGTACAACACAGTATCTCCGTCTGCATTGTTTAGATAAAAAATGCAAGACACTGCATTATCGTCCAAATCGTCCTGATGTAAAGCATGAGGTTGTCCGGCATCGCAGTTGGGATTAGGGTGTAGAGAATTTATTTTAATTCTAGATATTTGCCCGTCTGAAATATTTAATTCTTTATACACTTTCATCATAATAGGCATAATTAATCCAAACAAATATGAATCAATAACAGTATTGTGAAATACGGGTTTCACTAATTGCCACGAATCGATGTATTCTGTGTCTTGTTTAGGCTCTTTAACTGTACTGTTTATGTATAACCATTCGCTGTTGTCTTTGCAAATATAATTTAACAACTCGCTGAATTGAGTATCATTTAATATGTTCTCTATTCTAATCATAATTCTATCCATCCATTAAGTAAATATTTTGAGTTGGAAATAGGAGGATTTCCTCTATGAGTGTGTGTAAAGTATCCGGGATAAATTAACACTGTCCCAACTGTTGGTTTTTCACGACGTGCATAATATAGAAATTCTGTTTCACCACCTTGGTCTACAGTATTAAGATATACATGATAATTGAATATTCTTCTAGCAGTAGACGCAGTGTCAGTTTCAAAGTGCCATTCGTGATATCCTTGACCGATATCAGTTTTTTGCAATTTCATTTCATTTATGTAAAAGTTATCTACTAAATTTAAACTAGCATAGGTTGAGATATATTCTGGAAACCATTGATTCCACAAACCATTCAAAATAGGAGTATGCAATTGTGGATCAGCACATCTTATCATATTAGTGGTCATAAGTAATGATTCTGTATCTTGTTCTAATTTTGATTTATGTTGATTTTGACTTTGTCTTGATTGCGAAAAGCCATTATTTTTCATTACTTCAAAGTAACTTATAATTTCTTTACATAGACTTTCGTCTACAGCGGAATCCCAACGTCCGATAAAATCTTTAGTATTGTTCATTTGAATGTCTTCTTTTTATGAAAAAATCTAGTATAAACATGATATAGTTGTGTAAGTATCTGAACACGTGATTTGTCATTTGTAAGGTCGTCCTGTGCAATTGACATTGACCAGTCGTCTCTTTTAAAGGGATATACAGATATCATAGGTTTCCCACAAGGTATAAAAATTTCCTTTTGACTGCTTTTATCAATATCTTTTAATATAAAAGGCAAACTTACAGGATTGTGATATGTATCAGTGTCAACTATGGACGGTAGAAAATAATAATCACAATCTAATGCATGATAAAAAGGTTGATAGAAGAAACAACTATAACCAGGCGGCGTCTTAATCCCCCACACACCCGAAAGTTTTAATACTTCTTTTTCTATAGGAACTCCAGGGTGCTGTCCTTTTTTATGCTTCTCTACAAATGGCCTCATTAGTCTTGTATTGTGATACGGATAAACAGTTTCGTTATTTTCTTCATCAGTTTGCTGTGTTAACGAAATATCAAGAAAGTTTTTGATTACATACCCTGTTGTGATATAGTCATGCACTGGCATGCATCGTTTGATTGTAGATGCTTGAATATCAGGATTGATCTGCATTTCTTTTGCAGATGGCTTTTCTTTATGTCCAGGCGGAACTGTTGATGCATTTTTATACCATTCAGGAATACACTTTCTAGCAGGTTCTGGAGGGAACAACGATGCCTGCGGAATAGCCGGAAAAAAATCAATTTTCATTTTTTTAATATTCCTTGAAAGATAATGTTCAATGCATACCTCTGCTTATCTAATTTAGGACCAATTCCTTTGTGTATAAAATTACTAGGAAACATTAAAGCCGCACTTTGTTTTGATTGATAAAATTTTCCGTTTACCATCGTTCCGCCGTCATTATCGTTAAAGTTATAAATTATGCTATAAGTATTATTATCATCAAAATCTATGTGATCAACACCATTTGAACTTTGATTGTAGTAATTATAATTAAAACGCATTAACCTGATATTGTTAAATTGAAATTCCGAATTTTGCAATACAGAGTCAAAGATTATTTCGCCCACTGTATTAAAAAAAGGATCTTCTATTAATGGTTTTTCAAAGTATGTTAAGAAAAGAAATCCTGCATCGCTTTTTCCACTTTGAAGTCCGCTGGTCTGCTGATCTACCGACAACTTCCATTGTGCGTCGCTTTGTAATCTTTCAATTACTGTATTGTTGAAAAAGGAAGATTGTAAATCGTGCATAAAGTCAATCATTCAAGATACCTATAATTGTTTCTATTTTTGTAATATTGCTTTTTTTTAGAAGTGTTTTCTTAACGCCATAGTGTAAAGGTTTAGGCCAAAATCCATACTCTACCCATGCATATCCATTATGTTCATCGTTTAAGGCAGGTATAAACTCATTGTCAACTAGGCATAGATATGTATGGTATTCAAACAGTCCGTCACGTGACAAGAATCTCTCTAATGGCATGGTTTTAGATATAGATACAGGGCCTATTTCTTCTGTTATTTCTCGAGAGCATGCTTGCCATGCGCTTTCTTGAAATTCTAGTGTCCCGCCTGGTAATCCCCAAACAAGATTCTGCTTTGACCGCATCCTGTGCAAAAATAAAAACCTTTTAGTTTTTGCAACATAAAGTAAAGAGCCTGCGCAAACAGTTGGATTCATAAAAGTAATTATCAAATGAATAAAGTAAGATTAAACCAAACTGAAACCAAATAAATACTTTATAACTGGAAACACAAAATGAGCGAATTATTTGACAGAATCCGAATTGTACCTAGAGAAAACAATTTTCTAAACAGAATTACAGGCTCTAGTGGCCAAATTTACACAAATAGAGACACTGGTAGTTTACGTGTCTACAACGGTGATACTGTAGGGGGAACGGAAGTTGCAAGAGCAGATTTCCAAAATATCAACTCTAATGCACAACTGGATTTACAGTCAAAGAAGAATAGAATACGTTTTCACTGGGACACATTAGGCGATTTGGAAACAGAGGTAGACCCAGTTACCTATCATGGTATGATTGCGCATGTTCACTCAGAAGGCAGACTGTATTTTGCCCACGCAGGTGAATGGCTCCCAGTTGCAAATCTCGCTGAGGCACAGAGCATTCCTTACGAAGCGGACACAGAAGATGAATTACAGTGGGTAGAAGGCACTTGGGATTTTGGCAACAACATAATAAAATACGCTAATGCAATACAGTTGGAATCAGATCTCGCCAACTACGACGCCGGCATATACCATGGAATGACCATGCACGTCCATGAAACAGGTGCGTTATATTATGCTCATGCAGGCGAATGGCGAAAATTAATAACCGACACAGCACATTCAGATGTTGAATCAG